AGCGGGTCTTCGTTGCCAATCTCAATGCAGTTGTTCGCTTTGAGGTGGCGACGGTGTTGTTCGCGGGACGTAACCATCCTGCCGTCGATCATCGACTTATACGGCTTAAATTCGGGCAATAGGTAGTGATAGCGGCCCTTCTCGTCCCGCTTCTTCTCTACAAACTCGCCGTCGATGTAAACCCACGTCCGTTTCATAGCAGTAACAATACGTCCTCGTCGTCCATTTCGCGGTGTTCGCGGTAAATCGCTTCCACTCGCTCCAAATCGGTCAGTAATCGGTTCCAATCTATCGTCGGTTCGGCAGTTCGGCGTGCTTTTTGCTCTATGTAAGGCTTAACAAGCGCCGCTGCTACCGTCGGTCTACCCTCTACTAACTCCTCGTATACCTCTATCAGTTCCCTCTTGCGTCTTTCCCGCGCTTCTTGCTCGTCTTTCCACTTTTTGCTGCGCTTTTTGTCACCTTCGTGCGAGTCCGTACCGACGATGATGACGGGCTGGACGCTGGCGGTAAGGTCTCCGAGAGATACCGTCGCTTCCACCCCGGTAATCCCGAGGGATGCCGCAGGTTGGACTTGGCCCACTTCGCCAGTCGCGACCACGCTTGATACAGGGACACTAATCTCATCGGCTTCGTCTCCAATCTGACCTGTGGCCGTGACTCCCGAGAGGCCGACAACAACGCTGTCGGCAACGTCTCCCAATGCTCCATCGGCGCTGACACCCGCAAGGCTCGGCGCAACGCTTGATCCGACGCTGCCTGTCTCTCCTGTTGCGCTCTCTCCGCTGATAGCGCGGGTCGTTTGCGCGGAAAGCGTGCCGGTTTCGCCCGTTGCGGCTTCTCCGGCAAGGGCATCGGATCGGGATACGCCAAGGCTACCAACTCCGCCAGTTCCGACGGTGCTGGTGACCGGGAGACTGTCCCATTGCGCGTCATCCCAAGTACCTGTATCCCACGGGCCTTTCGCCACGGTTTATCACGCGATTCGCAGAAGGGCGGTAGTCGCGTCGTTCGTCGGCATCGTCAGGATAAAGTTACCGCTCGTCACGGTCTGACTGCCAAACGTATACACGGCAACGGCCTTGTCTCCCTGTGAACTGTTGTAGATAAGCACGGCATCAAAAGCGGTCGTCAGCGTGACGTTGGAGTACGTCAGCGAGGCCGATGGGGTCCAATACGCCGTCGTACCGCTAGAGGTCGGCGAGGTGGCATTGGTGACGGTAATACCGCCCGCCGTATACCCTGCTCCGCTTACTTCGTCCGTGACGCTATAGACCGTCGTACCCGCACCGAGCGATCCTGTCGCCTCATAAAGTGCGGCCTTGAACGTATCCTTTGCCGTCGTGGCGCGGGTCGGCGGGGTGCCGATGGCGTGTACGCCGCCAAGGATTTCTACCTTGAACGATGTTGCCATTGCCTGTGTGTTAGCCATTACAGTTTCTCCAATTCTGGGAATAGGGTCGGGACTTGCTTCAGGTGGACATGAACCGACCTGTGGACAAGTTCATTCTCAAACCAGTATTCCACCCACTTCGTAAATTCGTGGTCGTTCTCAATCGCGCCTTCCTTTTTCACAAGGTTGGCCTCGTCCATCTCGCCACGGGTTGTCTGCACGGTAGCCATTACTGCGGCCTCATCTCTGGGCCAAACTCCATCGTCTGCTGCACCGTCTCTACGCCCACCGCACGCCCATCAGGGCCGCGAATGATGCGCTTCGGGCCGGTGAGCGAGGCAAGGGCGGTACGGATGCCCGACATACCCTCGGTCTGCGCGGAAGCCATGTTCTCGTAGAGTGCGGCGAGGCGATCCATTGCCGCCTTGACCTCTGCGCCCATGTCCTGCACCACGCGCTCGGTGACCTGCTGCTGGGCCTCCAGCATCGGGATGTCCAGACCCGGATTGGCCTGAATACGCGCCACCATAACCTTCGTGGCAGCGTCCAGTTCGGCCTTGAACCGTTCCATCTGCTCTTTCTGCTGGAGTTCCTGCGCCTTGAGTTGGGCCTCAAACGCCTGACGCTGCTGCTCAAGTGCCGCTTCCTGCTGCATCTTGGCCTGCTCCATCTGCATCTGCGCTTGCGTCTTGGCGGCATCGGCCTGCATCGCCATCTGCGTTTTCTGCATATCGGCCTGCGCCTGCGCCTGCATGGCCTCTGCCTCGGGGTTGGCTCGCGGCTGCGCGGCAGACTGTTTCATCTGCTCCAGAGCGTTATCCAACGAACCCTCAAGCGGGCGAGCCGTCTTGAACGCCTGTACGCCGAACTTGAGGAGGTCAACCATGACAGGCACCATCTCGGGGGCGTTCTGACCGACGGGGAGCGCCTGTTGCAAGAAGCCACCGAACGCCTGGATAAACTCTAGCCGGTCGCGCTTGTTCTGTGCCTCGTCGATCTGCACAAGGCTGTCAGCGGCGATGTCGATACGGAAGTTACGCAGCGGCTTGTTCTGCAACAACTGAAGCGCCTGCGGGATCAACTGCTGATCCTGCTCGCTCATCTGATTGGCAGCGGCGTACTCCAAAATCGTCTTGGGCTGATACTTCAGGCACATGATCTGCGCCTTCAGTCGGATGACCTCTGTGGCAAATAGCGCCACATCCTCCTGCATAGAGCGCAGACGCAGCCCTGCGTACTGGCCCTTGATCTGCTGCGCCGTGGCCGTCTCGCTTGCCGCCGACACACCTCGGATGATGTCGGCAATGCCCGTGATCTCGTATATCTGACCCTTGATATCGGCGCGGGCTTGATAGCATTGCAGCAACGCTTGGGCGAGCGTGTCCAGCGGCAACAGGTCAATACTGCCCTTCAGGCCGCCCTTCTCGCTAAACGCCTGCCATTTATCCACAGGGATGAGGGCATTGTTATCGCCCTCGGTCATTAACCGCTGTAGCGCAGGCTGCGATGCGTCATACACACCGCGCACACGCAGCGCCTTTACCAAACCATCAATGCGGTCGGAAAGGATGTCCAACTCCATCGCCTGATCTTGGTACAACACGAAATCGGGGACAGGTACGAGGTTGTCCGAGGTAGTCGTCGCGTACAGCGGTTTCGGGCAGGGGAAGAATCCCTCAAGGCCGAGCGGGTCGTCGCGCACGTCGATGACCTGCGGCATACCCTTGCAGAACCAGTAGACCTTTAGCGATTCCTTGTCCCAAAGTTCACAAATCTTTGCAAGGTTCTGCTGACGCTTGCTGTCGCGGTAGGCGTTTAACTGATCCGGCCCCTGATCCATCGGGATACGACGGGCCATCTCCTCGCCAAAGCGTTCAGCGAGCGCCTCGCGGGTCATGTAAACCCAGCGCCATACCTGGCCCACTTCTTCCCACGTTCGGGCCTGCGAGTGTCCAAAGTCCTTCCAATGGACGTAATCCACCGGGGCGCACTCGTAGTCGATTTCCTCTAGGTCGGGCGGCGCACCCTCGCCACGCTCAATGTCCTCGGTGATCTGTACGCCATCGTCCTCAATGCCGATGGGACGGACGTGCGGCTCATAGCGCACCCATGCCACACCGCGACCGCCGAGGAAGCGATCCTCCACGCAATAACGCATTGTGGAGCGAAAGTCAGGGTAATGCTCAATCTCAAAGTCTATCGCCCGCTCAACGAGGCTGGCCGCCACACGGCCCACCTGATCGTTGTCGCCAAACCGGCGGGATACGTCGGCTTTAGGGAGTTTGGCGTAGACAGCGGGGATCAGCGTTTGGACGTTGCTCCAAAGGATGTTGAATTTAGCCGTCTCGTTGCCCGACTGTCCCCGCGTATCGTCTCGGTACCGCTTAATCAGTTTTTTGGTACGCGCCTGCCATTTGGCAAACTCGTTGTCGTACTGCCCGATTAAGCGCAGATATTTGTCTAGTTCTTGGCTTACTGGCTGTTCCATGTCTCAATCCTTGTTGCGGGCCGAGATGGCCTTGGCCTTCGCCTTTGCGTCCTCTTTGCTAGAGGCACCCCACGCACGTAGCGCCAGCGCAAGGCGGGTCGGCTTGCCGTTCTTTTCCATCGGCCCTGCCATATTGCCCATGCGAGCGAGGAAACTAGCGCGACGGGGATTGTCGCCCGACTTTACGGGAGGCTTGAGCGTCCCGCCTGTCTCGGCCTTGTAGGAAGCGCGACCCTTGGCGTTTAGACCGCCTTTCGCGTTCTTCCCTTCTTTACGCTGCCACGCTGCGCTCATCGGTTCTCGGGCTTCACGGTCTTGGCTGACTCACGAAATGCCTTGGCGGTCGGCGCGCCCTTCTCACCCGGCTTACGCATACGCTCACCGCTACCGGCGGCTATGCGTTCGCGTTTGGCGAGGATTGCAGCGTACAGACCTGCTTTGCGCTTACCGTCCATTACGGCGTGAACAGGCCAACCACGGTAATCGTGGCGTTGCCGAGGGTCGTCGCCGTGACGCTACCCGTCGTGGCAATGTTCAGCGGGATGGTGTACACGCCCTTCGGCGTATCAGCCGGGAGGGCAGCAATCGTCACGCCACCCACCGCAAGGCTCGCATTGGCCGATACTGCCGTCGTAACGGCAACAACCGCATGGTGGACGTAATCGGCAGTCTTGCCGAACGTGCTGGTCGCTGAACCACCGACAACCACGTAGGAATATCGGTAGGGGTTATTAACTCCGCTCATATTCTCGCTCTCCGGGGCGTGCGATCATGCGCCGCCCACATATCGTTAAGTGTGACCTGATTCTGCGGGCCGACGATCAACGCCTTCGGTTCT